AAGGACAAGGGGGATTGGCTTCTTGAGCAAAAGTATAATATTGGAAAAAAGGGTAAGACTCAAGAAGGCGAATGAAAACAATCGAACGACATCGTTATAGAGACAAGCAGATATTTCAAACCAGAACACTAACCTTTGAACCTTATCCCATGACTGAGATTGAATCAGTCATGGGATTGATTCGTGATAACCTATCACCAGATTTACTGAAAGGTCGCAAATCTTTGATGTATCCTGATGATGTTTTGACTAACAAATATTACGGTCATTGCTATCATTGTTCTCAGGCCTTGCATTATCTCATGGATAGTGATATACTTTATCCTATGAGCGCAGAAGACTATCGAGGCGAAAAGCATTGGTGGTTATCTAATGGTAATATCAACTATGATATTACTGCTGACCAATACTATTCTGTTGGTCAGGCTCCTCCACACCTTGAAGGGAAGAAAACTTCCTGGTATGGGTGGAAACAGCGTCCACAACAGGTTTCTTTAAATCTTGTGGTTCGCGTTCTCGGAAACAGACTGGCTCTTGACAAGATCACAGACCAGTCTGTATAATGAGATTATGAGTTCACCCTCGTTAAAAGGTATTGTTTTTGATTTTGACTTATGACTACTAACGTTCAAGTCGCTCGTAATTTGGGCGCAACTTTTGCTTCTGACTTGGTAAAGCAAGCAAAGTTTAACAATCTGCGAAACGTCATTCGAGACTACATTGACTCCGCAAAAATTATGTACCCCATAGGATTTGAGTCCTGTGCGATTGGTATTCAAGAATTTTACAATCTTATTGACGAACAAAAAGTTAAGAAAGCAACTTATACTGTTCGTGTCCCTATCTCTTTGATTCGTTATCTTCTGGGACAAATCCGTAATGTTCGTCCAGAATTTTGTCTTCAAAACTTTCAAACTTTCAATCACTCTGTAGATTTTACAGAGTCTGAAATTGGAGTTGCGTTTTTCAATCCCTCCGAAAACTGCTTTGATATTGTCAAGAAACAGCACACTATTGCACAAATTGCAGCAATTGCTGAAGAAAAAAGTGATGATGTTGAAGTAATTCTCCGTGTAGTAAATTTTAGGGACGATGTTTCTCAAGAAGAAATTGTACAGGAAGCATCTAAACTTTTATACCGCGAAGTAAAGGGCATCAACGATACAAAAGAATGGGAAAAACTCTATCACCAGGTTCAGTGTGGTGAAGAAGAAGCAATCACGGTTATGAACTTCTACAAGTCAATTCCTGGACTGACTTGGCAACCAGTTGACTTTCCATTTCCTCTGGTTCAACAGGCACAATACTGCTGCACTAAGGTTTCTCAGTTCTCAAAACTCATCAAGTACGCGATTAACGACGATTCTCTTGAAGAACTGCGTCAGATGATCATCACTCTTTGCCAAACTGTTGATTGGGACAGAGAGAAACCCAACAAAGAGATTTCTGTATATCTTCTACGAGCTTTCTACAATTTTGAAAAGAGACTTCATCCTCTTCTTGATGATGCGATGTGTGGAATGGGATATCAATTTAGCATCACTGAGCACATCGAAAGTTTCTTTGACAAGAAACCAATTAATATGTATTTGGGCAGCACAAGCACTGACAAGAAACCTTGGCAGCACCTTGTAAAGGTTGCTGATCGTGCAAACGAAGCCTTGATTGAGAGTGGTCAACGCGATTCTCCATTCTTTTCTCTTCAGAGTTCTAAATTTGTCGATGCTGTATATGCTTTAGCAAACCCAACTCTTGGTAAGACAAAAACTGAGTCTGTTGACAAAGGGACTGTTGAGAAGTATATCAAACAGCATGTGCGTAATTTCAACTGATAAATAAAACTGAGACCTTTCGTGCGGTCTCTACAAAAGTCGGAACACCCTATAAAGAGGTTCGGTTTTACCGATACCTCTTTTTTTCGTATCTTGTATAATTAGTAGTGGATGCCGTAAGGATCCACACAACACAAACTCGCTTTTAAAGGAGCTACAATAATGACTAACCTCACAAGGTATACTGCTGCGGATCTTCCTACCCTGTTAGATAAGATTTCAAAAAACAGTATTGGTATGAATGAGTACCTAAATAGAGTGTTCGACTTGCATGAGACAACATCGAACTATCCCCCCTACAATATAGTTCAGGTCAGCAATGTAGAATCCCGACTTGAACTTGCTCTTGCAGGATTTCGGAAGGCAGAAGTCAATGTCTACACACAAGATGGTAAACTCTTTATTGAAGGTCAGAAAGAAGATAAAGAAACGGAAACTAACTACCTGCACAAAGGTTTGGCTCAACGGTCGTTTACACGTGCCTGGACTCTCAGTGACGACACGGAAGTTAGATCAGTTACTTTTGAAGATGGGTTACTAAGTATTGTTCTTGGTAAGATTGTTCCTGAACATCATAATCGTAAGGATTATCTATAAATACAACTGAATATCGTCGGCGCTATGCCACGAGGGGTAACTGGCAAAATCCAGTTGACACCCCTCTTTTTTATTGGTAGAATACTTGGAGGTAAGGACTGAACATGACCATTAAATTATTGCTTATGAAGTCTGGTGAGGACATCATTGCAGATGTAACAGAAATGACTGTTGGTGAAGAAGAAGAACGGAGAGTTGTTGGATACTTTCTAAATAAACCTTGCATTGTTAAGATGCGTTATCCAGAATTGCTACAAGAGCAATCTGAAGGTAACAACAAAAAAGCAGGATATGAGGTTTCTTTATTTCCTTGGATGCCCTTGGCAGTAGAAGAAACAATCCCTGTAGTTGCTGATTGGGTGGTAACAATGGTTGATCCTGTTATCAAACTAAAGCAAATGTATGTCACTGATGTCGTAAATTACAAGAAAGATGGAACAAGAGAAAATAATCAAACTGATAGTTCTGACAAGCCACTTAAAGTTAATCTCGCAGGTTGAGCAAGTCGGTGCTGATATCGGTGAACCAGATTGCAAACTGACCAAGCCATACGGGGTGGTTCTGCAAGAAGATGGTAAACTATTCTTGCGCCGCTGGTTAGATGGATTCGCATCTGACGACGTTTTTATGATGAGTTCTGATAAGATTCTGACTCTTACTGAACCCACAATGCAAATTCTTGATAGTAACAAAGGTCTTGTTTAATGCGCTTCTACACTAATGTTCAATTGATCGGGAATCAAGTTTTGGTTCGTGGCGTTGACAATGGGAAGAGATATGAACATCGTGATGAATTTCTTCCCACTCTTTTTATTAAATCCAAGAAAGATTCCAAGTATAAAACATTAAGTGGAGAACCAGTAGAACCTATCAAACCAGGCAGTGTTCGTGACTGCCGCGAGTTCTATAAAAAGTATGATGAAGTTGATGGGTTTGAGATCTATGGAAACGATCGATACATCTATCAATACATCTCAGAAAAGTATCCAGAGGATGAAATCAAGTTTGACATCAGTCAAATCAAGCTTGTCACTCTGGATATTGAGGTTTCATCTGAGCAAGGATTCCCCGATGTAGAATCTGCATCGGAAGAGATTCTTGCGATCACTATTCAGGATTACAATACCAAGAAGATTACAACTTGGGGAGTCAAACCTTTTGTCAACAAGCAGCAAAATGTTACCTATCATCACTGCCCCAGTGAGTATGAACTTCTAAATCACTTCATCAATTACTGGATGGTTGATGTTCCTGATGTGGTGACTGGTTGGAACATTCAACTGTATGATATCCCATACATCTGTAAGCGCCTCAACAGGGTGCTTGGGGAGAAACTGATGAAGAGATTCTCCAACTGGGGTCTTGTAACTGAGGGTGAGATTTTTGTTCAGGGAAGAAAGCAGACTACCTTTGATGTTGGTGGTCTAACTCAACTTGATTATCTTGACTTATATAAAAAGTTTACATATAAGGCACAGGAATCATACCGTCTGGACTACATAGCTGAGGTGGAACTTGGTCAGAAGAAACTGGACCACTCTGAGTTTGACACCTTTAAAGATTTCTATACTCATGGTTGGCAGAAATTCATTGAGTATAACATTGTTGACGTGGAACTTGTTGACCGATTGGAAGACAAGATGAAACTGATTGAACTGGCATTGACCATGGCATATGATGCTAAGGTCAATTATGCTGACGTGTTCTATCAGGTCCGCATGTGGGATAACATTATCTATAATTATCTCAAGAAAAGTAACATTGTTATCCCACCAAAGATTAAAGCATCGAAAAATGAAAAATATGCTGGGGCATATGTCAAGGAACCGATTCCTGGAAAGTATGACTGGGTTGTGTCTTTTGACCTTAACAGTCTGTATCCTCACCTTATTATGCAGTACAACATCTCGCCCGAAACGCTATTGGACGAGAGGCACCCAACAGCTACAGTTGATCGAATTCTTAATGAAGAGATAAACTTTGAGTTGTATAAAGACAATGCGGTCTGTGCTAACGGTGCTATGTACCGTAAAGATGTCCGTGGATTCCTACCAGAACTCATGGAGAAGATGTATGGTGACCGTGTAATCTTCAAGAAGAAGATGCTTGCCGCAAAACAAGAATATGAAAAGACTCCTACTAAAGCA